AAAACGTTGCCGAAACATTGGCCGCCGAATTGAACGGTCGAACAAATGCCGCCGAACGTATTGTTGTTGCAGTAACCGCCGAACGTGTTGGAGTTACAATATCCGGCAAAGGTGTTGTCGTAACACACGCCGCCGAATGTGTTTCCGCGGCAGTAATCATCAAACAGGTTTCTGTAGCAATTTTCGCCGAACGTGTTGCCGCTGCAATATCCGCCAAACGTGTTAGATTGGAAACTGCTTAGGAAAATATTGTTGCTGCAATTATCACCAAACGTGTTAGATCGGCAGTTTCCGCCAAATATATTATTATCACATAATTTCCCGAATGTGTTATTGTAACAATTGCAGCCAAACGTGTTGGTAGAGCAACCTCCGCCGAACGTGTTGGAGTAACAACTGTTGCCGAACGTGTTGCTTGTACAATAATCACCGAACGTGTTGTTATAACAATATCCGGCAAACGAATTACTGTGGCAAACTCCGCCGAATATGTTGTCATAACAAAGGACATCGAATGTATTAGCGTAACAATCTTCTGCAAAGGTGTTGGAACGGCAAATCTCGCCAAAGAAGTTACTATGACAGTTTCCCTTAAACGTGTTATTGAGAAGACGTTTTTGTATGCCGGAAATGTAAGGCCGAAAAACATTGCCTCGTATCTCCCTCCCGGCGAGATCGAACGTCAATTGATCGATGTAATCACCGCCATCAATGGTAAATCCGGTTCTCGCCGTTTGCGGTGCCAGATATTGTCCGACAAGCGAAACGGCTGGCGTCGTTGTTGCCGTGATTTTGTAACGCCGATATTTAACGTTATAAAAATCGTAGGGAAGATCGTTTGCCCGATGGTCGATCAGCCGGTAAATCACACCCTTGCCGGTTGGCGTCGCCCAATCGTATTGGGCGGCGGCATTGTTATCGATGTCGTACAATAACCGCCATTGATGTAACGGCGTTGTGCTTGTAATCACCGATCCCGCCGGCTGCATTCGCTCCGTGTGAGCGGCCCATGCTTCCGGCGCAAACCGGTTTTTGTCCGTTGCAAGCAGAACGACGTCGAACAATGCGGAACTGTCGGACCGTACCTCGTTCGACACGGGCTGTACATAAATCGTTTCGTAATCGTTGATTCTGTACAGATTCCCCGGAATGAGTTGCGCGGAATCCCGCAACGCCTTGATCTCGGCGTAAGTGCCGGAAAACACGGCAGTAAGGCCATCGATATGTTCCTGTACGTTTTTGCCGTCAGCGGCAGCAATCGACGACGCCGGGTGCTGAGACGCAGCGTCACGGTTGGTCAACGCCGCGTGGTTGGTTGTGCCGGAGCCGGGGGCGGATGAAATGCCGCTTGCCGGGCAGGGAATAACCGAAACAATATCTCCGTCAAACTCAACGTCCAACTCTGAATCGGCAACGTACCCGACGAGGACACTGCCGACAATGGAAACTTTGCCGTCTTCGGCGGCAAAGACCGGCGTTCCCGGACTGGCAACGCCGCCGGAACTGATGAACGCATGAACTCCCGGATCAAACAGCGGACGCACAGAGACCGCTTCGCCGACGATGACATCTTTCTCGGCAACGCTTCCGATGCCCGGATGATCCGCTCCGGCGTGAACGAGTCGTCCGACCGAATCGTAAACGACTCGTCGTCCACGCCGAAGTGGTTCACCGGCAACCGCACTGAAAAATCCTTGAAGTTCCATTATCGTTTCGTTTTTTCCTTGGCGTTGGCATTGAACTCATTGACATACGCCTCGTGAAGTTCCGGATGTTCGGCAACAATCGCCTTGACCGCACTCTCTTTGGAAAGCCCTTGCGACATTTTCTCCGCAATGGCTTCTTTCCATTGATCGGTGGCGGACTGCCCGATTTTCTGTTTGCCTCCCTGCGCGTGAGGCTTGTTGCCAAGTGAACCAGCGGTCTTCGACTTCTTGGAGTCCTCATCGTCTTCGTCCTCATCCTCGTCATCTTCCGACTTGGATTTTTTCGACGACTTCTTTTCGTCGTCGTCGTCATCTTCTTCGGACTTGGATCGCTTCGACTTCTTTTTGGACTTCTTGGAGTCCTCGTCGTCGTCGTCCTCATCGCTGCTATTGAGAACGGTGAAGGTATAGGTCCCTTCGAGTTTCGATTCGAGAAACGCGATATACTCCGTATTGGCGCTGTCGAGCGTTGCTCCCTTTTCGAGTTGCGCAACGATAAAATCGCTGGACGCTTTGGGAAACGCCTTCTTCAGTTCCTTGACAGTTGCCGCTGTCGGCTCGTTGCTTTCGGTTTTTTCGACCTTGGTTGACATAGAATCATCTCCTTTGGGGTTGTTAGTCGCAACGGAATCCGCCGCGCTAGTTTGTGACAAAAACGTTGACCAGTCACAAATTCGGTCAACGAGTTTCAGTTTAAGACCATCCTCGGCGGTCCAGTATCCGCCGTCTCCCCACGTTGCAACGTCGTCCATCGACAGCCCGCGAGCCTGCGAGACGGTCTTGAAAAAGTTACCGGCAATCGAATCGACGATCCCCTGCAATCGGGACTCCTGATCGGCGGTGATCTTGGTTCCGACGGCACCGGTTCCCTTGTTCGGTCCGCTCTTGAGTAAAACTGCACGAATACCCTCTCGCTGGATGAACTCGGAATAATCGTAGGTCAAAATGTAACAGCCGATGGAACCGACAAGCGCACCGCTGGCGGCGGTAATCGACTTTGCGCAACAGGCAATATGGTAAGCCGCCGAGCATCCTTCCCCGCGAATAAAGGCATGAACCGGCTTGACAGCGGCAAGGTGTGTCACCGCTTCCGCAATTTCTGAACCAGCAATGGAAAGACCACCAGGCGAATTGATCTGAAGAACAACCTGATCGACGTTGGCAACTTGCTCAAGATGGGAAAGCGTTTTTATGATCCTTGGACTGCAACAAATATCGCTCCAAAATAGGTCTTCGTCCCAAATCAAACCTTGAATCGGAACAACGGCGGTCGAACCATGAAGTTCGAAACCGTCATTAGCAGTACGGAAAGAAAATCGAGCCGTCTGCGGACGCTCCCCCCCAAGCATCGCGCAGAGCAACTCTTGATTCGCTTGAATAAACGACTCCGACAAACAGAGCGGAATATCGGGATTCTTACGCATTGTTCCCTCCACCGCTTTCTGATCCGCCGTCGTTTGATCCGACGTTGATTTTAAGGCCGTCTGGCATAGCCATCGCGGCCAAAACTTGCCAAGGTACATTGACATCGACTCCGTATTTCTTACCGTCGGCTTCAAAATCCTTCTTAATCGCAATCGCCTTCTGGATGGCGAGACGAGCAATAAACTCTTTGTCTTCGACGATTTCCGTTGCAACTTCTTCCCAATCGTTGTTCCGTTCCGCCGACACACGCCGCGGGGAATTGAGACCGCAACGAATTTCGATAAACTCGGCGGTTACATCTTTCAGCGGTTCCGTGTAATCCCATTCCGGCGGACGAAAAAGCACGAGGTCGGAAAGTTTGACTTCCTTTTTTTCGATGGCCCGGCGAAGAGCGGGATCGGCGGCGGCCCATTGCCGGATTTTCCAACGGCAAATCGGCTCGTGAAACTTGCGGATGTACCATTTTTGTAATTTCCGAAACGCAATTTTCGCCAGTTCGAAACTTCCCCGCCAACTGGCAAGGTTGGAACGCTTCGGATCAAGGAGCAACACCTCGACCGGTATTTTGTACGTAATCGCAATCGATTGAAGAATCGAAAGCATGTGTTCAAAGTATTCCGGGTTCGGAACGTTCGGCACGAAGGGGGTGTATTCCAGTCCGTTCCCTGCCTTGAGAATCATCCCCGGTTCGAGTGGGGCGATACCATCGGGATAAGGCGTCGTTGGTGTTCCGTCAATACCGACATTGCCATCGGGGGAAGGTTGATAACCTTCCTGCCACTTTTCGATAAACCCGATACACGCGATAACCTTTGCCCGAAGAAGATTGGCATCGTTCAAATCGTCGAGGTTTTCGCTCTGTTGGGCAACGGGATGACATGCCGAAACGCCGCGACTCTGTGATTTTCGTCGCGGATTATAAACGTGAAAAACAAGCGGATTTCCCGCATCGTCCCACGCCGGATATTTCACGATTTCGGAAACCTTGGCAATGGTCCGTAGCGTTTCGACCTCATCCTTGGTAAACCAGTATTCAATCGGCTTCTTGAATTCGTTGCGCAAAACGCCGTGAACCACGTTGAGCGTCGTCTTGGGCGTTTTGCATCGGTGGTACTCGAAAAGTTGCAACGCACCGTCTTCAAGAGGCAACAAAAACGCTCCGCCGCTGACAAGAGTTTCACGAAACGTAAATTCTTCAAAATCGTGGAACGTACTCTCGCAGGCAATATCGCACTGCGTTGCGTCGGTCGTCCATTCCTCCCACCGTTCCTTGAGTTCGTTGTTAAGGCCGTTGTCTTTCGACTTCGGGGCATACTGAAAACCACGCTGGACGACGTTATCGACGACTCGGTCAACAGCGGCACCGACGTAAGGATTATCCCGGTCGAACTGCCGACCAAGTTCCATGATGCCGAAATACTCCCGCTCCGTCAGATAGTGATAATCGGCACCGCTTCCCGCTGGCAAAACGCCTTCGAGACGTTTCATCAACCGATTCCGCTTGGCGGCCTTGTAGCCGCTCATCGGATCGAAAGTACCTTGATTACTACGTCGTCGTGACACTATCGTGGCCCTCCGTAACTCATGGGAACGAGTCGGCTGCGTCCTCCGGAGAGACGTGCTCCGAGCCATTGTTCGGCTCTGATTCGTTCGGCTTGCACGAGGGACAGATTGAATTGCACCATTGTCCCCGCCGCACCGCCGGTCTGATCCGTGCTCGGCGTGTGCAACAGGCGAACGCAGGCAAGGATAAACTGTCGGCAGTCGTCAACGCTACCTGTTACGAAATACCTTGCGTAGGTACTGTAATCAGCGGCGACTTCGTCATAAGAGCGGGGATCGGGTGTATCCATGCAGGGCAGTATGCACCCGCTTCCCGGTAGTGTCAAGAAAAATCCGAGTTCGGATCGCTCGGATCGCTCGGATCGCTCGGATCGTTCGGGCAACCTATTTTAACATTCAACCGGTGCGACGTTGTTTTGCTGCCCATTCTGCGACGATTTTCTGCAACACTTTCCCGGCTTTGACGTTTCGTCGCTCGGCTTCAGCGTCGACGGCAAGCCGCACGTCCCCTTTTATCGTGACGGAATACGATTTCGCCTTCCGTGTAAGATCGGTAACAACGGGTCGCCCGGCCTTGTCGGTAAAGCGGCGTTTGTCAAGAAGGTCGAACACGTTCCGAACGGTCAGATGGACACCGGCAAGCGGAATCCGATCATCAAGCCGTGCTTCGGATTTGTCGACAAAAACATCGAAAACCCGTTGCGAGACGAATTCAAACACCGTTTCCTTTTTCCCGGTTTTCGCTGTCGGATCAATCCCGACGGCGACGATACTGTTGCGGATATTGTCGAGTTGCGACTCGTTTTTCATTGTGTCCTCCATATCAGGGATACATTAGGGGTGAAATAAACGCCCCTAATATATCGTTGATTTTATTCCGAGTCAAGAGTTTTTTCTATAATGTCCGTTCCCCACTCGGACAAACCGGGGATCGCCTTTGCTGATTGCGCGGCTCATCACTCCGGCAATCGTCGATTCCGGTTTTTGGCCCTTTGGAACCCACAATCCTTTTTCGAGTATCATGGCTGTCAGTTCTTTTATGGTGGTCGCCCCGCGAAGTTCTTTCAAAACTTCATACGCCGCGTCAAGAGCGGTCATTTTCGAAACGGGGGCTGGGATGGATTCAATAACTGGCTTTTCACGAGGTTCAAAATGCTTGTGCAAACTCTCAATCATTTCGTCGAACGCCGGTGCAATCTCTTTCATTTCCTCACGAGTCGGATAGACTCCGCCATCTTTGTCGACTTTGCAGAGATAGGCATTTTCGATTCCCGCCGCTTCCAATTTGTCGGCAAGGTAAACCTCGAAACAGCGGGCGAAAAGTTCAACTGCGCTAAGATAATAGCGGCGTCGGGCTCCTCTGATACCGCGTTGGGAAAGTGTACCCGGCAAGCGGTCATGAAATGAAGACTGTAGAATCGTTATCCTTACGTCTCCGCAGAATATTTGGCTTGCGTACTCTTTACCGCCGCCAAGGAACCGGTCAAGGGCATGCGCCCATTCGTGGGCCAAGGTATCGATTCCGTTCTTTCGTGTGACGTTAATAGTATTTTGCTCCGGTTCGTAGTGTGCCGCGCTTTTCCCGTTTCCACGCGCCCCGACGGCCAGCCCCAATCCGTTGAGTCCGATAAACTCCGTCGGCAAACCAAGAACCACCGCAATGTCCTGAAACGATTCTGCAAGTTTTCGCAGATGTTCGGGACGCTCCTTATCCGTAACATAATTGCCCCACTGGACAGCTCGAATACCTGTCCCAAAGAGAAACGCCGTAATTTCCGGCCGGACAACTTTGCGCACCTTATTCGCTTTGTGGCGCCGCGATCCGAGAATGTCCTCGCCAATGTTTGGCGTTCGGCTCTTTCGGGCAAAAACATAACCATTTTCCAAGAGTTGAGTTTCTTTTTTCATTGTTCTACCCTTTCATTTTGGATTTTTCGTTTCGATCAAGGAACGTTTCCTCAATCGTTCTACAAGTATTATATCTGCGATTTTTCGGTTTGTCAATAGAAAAATCTCCGAAAATACGCATTTTCTCAAAAATTTTCCAAAAAAAATCCCGGTCACTTGACCGGGATTACCTTGCCTTGCGGGAATTGCCTATTTTCCGCCCCGCGACCTCTCGAAATCCTCCAAGCCGTCCTCGATACGCTCAAGAACGTACCGTAGCGTGTCGGCGAAGGTGTTGACGTGCTTTCCGTTCCGCAACTTGCAATTGCTGTCGTAGAGGGCTTTGCGAACTCTCTGAACGCACCGCGACTGCTGAAGCGTCATCCGAATGTCGATGTGATTGAACGAAACGTACTGCTCCAACGGTTCCGAAACGGGGACGATCGGTTGAACCATTCCCCAAAACTGGACCGGTTCGAGGGTTTCCGTTGCGTTTTTCTCTTTCTTAGTCATAGTTCAGTCTCCTTTCAGTGTGAAGGGCCGTCCGTCGGGAAGCGACAAATACAGTTCCCGTTTCGGCGGCGAGGGGGATGTCCTTTCGTCATTGAGCCGATACTCCGGCTCTTGCGGCTCCGGCGTTGCCGTCGGAGCAATCCCCACGTCGGGGGAATACGGCGTCGATTTTTTGACACGAAAAACCTTGTATCCGCAAAGGTGCCCGGCAACCTGTGCGTAGACTATCGCATCGAGCAGGTGATTACGCGGCGATACCTCGACCCATTTCTGTTCGGTTCCCTTGCCGGGAATGAATTCTTCGGTCTGTTTTTCGGCCAAAAAATGAGAGACGAGCGTAGCGTGTTCGTCTTGTTTGTTCGAATAATAAAACCGGATCGCCCCGGCAATGTCCGCATCGAGACCGAGCCGCTCGTGCGTCCGCGTCTTCCAATAGTCAACGTCGATCTCTATGATATGCAACCGATCCGTCGGTTGCCAAACCTTATGATAACGTTCCCCTTTGAAGTGAACACCGCCGCCGATTTTCTGTTTCTCAATATATTTCCGTTTTGAAAATACCGTCTTGCCGACTCCCTGCGAGGCATAATACCGTTTGGTCGGCTCGTAGGGAAGGGCACGGAACCATTCTTTGATAAACGGCGTATCGAATCTCGAATCGCAGAAAACCATTGACGGACGAATAATCGTACCGTCGGGCGTTGCCCAGCCTCTTTCTGCACGATTATACAGTTCGGTCAACGCAAGGGGCGTCGCCTTGTCTCCTTGGATTTTCCGATTCGTGTAATGCCGTCCGTATTCGATAACGTGAATCGTTCCGCCTTCCTTGGGAAACGCAAGGACGATATACCACAATTCTTTTTTCTCCACGTCGATACCCATTGTGATCCACTTCGTATCGGGCGGAACGATTCCCTTCCCATAAACGGGACCGGACATTTTGTTACGCAAAGCGTGAGCGTCCAATGGAACGACATCGACTTCCGGCGGGTCTTCGGGAACCGCCCAAGTGTACTGGAGGATACTGCGGATGGATTCCAGCAGATTTTCGGACCGATCCGCGTGAAACTCCTTCCACGCGATTTCGTCGGTCCGCCAGAACTTATTGAAAAAGGCACTCCATCGAAAGCCCAGCGTTCGCGTCTTCGGCAAGTCGCCGACTTGATTCCCGTCGTCGTCGAGCGTTTGCCCCCGGTGAGCCAGTCGGCAACCATCGATCATCGAATCTCGATATTCGGTAATATCCCCTTCGCATTCGGGACAAATCCATCGGGCATTTTCTCCGGCGTCAATCTCATTATCGTAACCACGCCAGTTGACGAACTGATCCCGACCGGGCGACACCCATTTTGTACATAAAGGACATTGAGCGTACAATGCCCCGTGTGAACCCTTGACGTATTCCTGCCAAATACGTCCCTTGGTGTTGGAAACGGTGCATTCGAGAATAATCACCCGGTCTTCTTCCCGAAAGGATTCCGTTCGGGCAATGAGTTGCGACACCGGGTCGGTTTCCTTGGAAGCGTCCGTGGACTCATCCATCTTGTCAACTTCTGTAACAATAACGATCCGGCTTGTCGTGGACGACCGCTTTTCGTCGCCGCCGTGTCCTGTCATAAAAATCAGTTCGGCACCGTTCCCCAATCGAATTCTTGTAACGTCGGTTCCGCCGCGGCTTCCTCTTCCCTTTTTCGGCAGCATCCATCGGTAACGTGAATTCTCGATCATCGGCTTGAGTTCGTATTCCCATTTCTGTGACGCTTGGTCGCCGGTCGGAACGCCGACAATGACACGCTCCCCGCATTCGAGAGCGTAGTAGAGAATGGGAATATCGAAACATAAAAGCGACTTCCCGGACTGAACGCACCCGCACGTAGCGAACCGCGTCCATCGCGGCGACGGCTTGCCGCCGATACGTCCAATGTCGAACTCTTCGAACCAAAGCCGCTGAAACGGCTGGTGTTTGACGTTGAACCGTCGTCCTTTTTCCCGTCCTTCGGCAATCCGCAGTGTTCGGGAAAACTCCTCCATTGTGAGCCGACGACGGGTCTTGAGTCCGTCCGCAACCTGATCGATGATCCGCAAAACGCTTTCCCGCGTTCCTTCGGGCAGTTTGCGGAACCGTCGCCGGAGCGTTTGATTACTCATCCTCGCTCTCTCCGTCGTCGTTGATTGTTTCCGTTCCATCATCGGAATAAAGATTTTCCGTTATCGTTTCACGGGCTTCGTCGACGGCATCATTGATCTCGTCGAACACGTCTTCACCGTATCGCTGACCGATCCTCTCGGCGGTTACACGGAGCACTGTGGTAAACTGGTAGACGACCTCATAGATAAGATCGACCGGCACGTATTTCTTTTCGTCACGTAAACGGGCAATGCGTTCCCGCTTGTACTTCTCGAATCGCAGTTTGTCATTGATGTCAAGATATTCCAGGGCTTCGTCGCCGCTCTTGGGAATGAATCGTTGCTCTTGATGAAACCGATAAAACCATTGAAAAAACGTTTTCAGATCGAAGGTCTCGCCGGGAATTTTGGGAATCGGCACACCGACGGCATCAATGAATTTTTGTACTTTATACTTCGAGTCTCCGACGGCATCAAAAAAAGCCTTGGCGGGAAAGTGTGGCAATAAGTCATTGATTCGGTCGGCAATCCCTATCTTTGTCGCTTTATCGACGACTCGCAGTTCGGCTTGATTGAGCGTTTCCCCGCGTTGATCTTTCTCCATTGCGCGTCGCAACGCGACTCGCTCTTGGGCTGTCAATGTTTTCGGCTTCGCACGGCTCATAACATCCTGCCATCGTTACGACGTAAGCACACGTACTTTGCGTCCTCGTCGTTTTGCTTCCTCGAACACGGCTCGTTGTTCTTCGCCGCTCTTGCATTCGACAAGAACGGCGAACGATTCGGGTTGATAATCGACCGGTTCCGGTGCGGCCATTTCTTTCAAACTATCCCAATCGATGGTGATAGGATCGGCGGCAAGTTGCCGCAATTCGTACAGTTCGACTTGGAGCAGGTCTTTATCCCACTTCGACAGGGAACGAATTTTGTTATCGGCAATCCGATAGGCTTTGATTTGTTGTGCCGACAATCCGTCGGCGACGATCACGGGAAACGTTGTCAGTCCGAGTTGTTTTGCGGCTCGAAAACGAACATGTCCCGCAACGATTTCTCCATCCGAAGCGGCAACGATAGGAACGCAACTTCCGTAAGCGACGATTGACTTTGCAACGGCATCGACGGCTTTCCGTGTAATCTTTCTGGGATTATTGCCGTATTCGTGCAACTTGTCAATCGGCCAATCCGTGATTTCCGGCATATATTCTTTCCGTTCCGATTTTTGTTTCGGTAACTTTCCCATGTTTCTTCAAAATGTTAAGGGCGTGAATCGTGTCCCGCTTCGACAGGTTGGCACGTTTGGCGATTCCCTTCCACGTCAAATTCGTGCCGGAAAACTCCGCAAGCAAGGAATCGACGGCGGAACAAGCGGGGATAAAATCGAGGGGAATCTGCGTTCCGTCCAACACGGCGACGGCTTCCGCCTCCGGCATTGTCGGACCAATGTACCGAAACGAACCGGAAAATCGCAATGATGACAAAGACTTTCGTTTGCGCAACATTACGGTATTTGTAATACGTGCCTCACTGGAATACGGTCGTTCGTGTTCGACGAGCATCCAATTCCGTGACGATTTCATTGACCGTATCAAACCCGGATGACTGGTTTTGACTCCAACATCTTTCCCGATTCCACCGGCAAGAATGGAACAGCAAAGATCAATCAACCGGCTTCCCATTCCGAGACCTTGGTAATCCGGCAGCACGACAAGCCGGTGAGCGAGCAAACTACCGTGCCCAAGGTTCGAACAAAACGAAAAGAACCCGACAGGTTCTTGTTCCCAAAATGCGGCAAAACAAATAGCGGACCGGTTCAATTCGTGACTCAAATAATGATGTCGACGGAAGAGACGCCAAGCGGAATGATGGCACCGAGCGACGCGGAGGCGAATCGCCGGTCGTTGCCGAAGACACCCTCGCGCTAATTGTTGTGACGCCATATCCAATTCCCAATCGGGCCGCAACCAGTCCAAAATATCGTAATGACAGGAAACGGCAACGAACTTCTTGTTGCCGTTTTTACGCACGAATTTCTGTACCGCATGGGAAGCGGCTTTGGCAACCGTCCGGTCCACAACGCTGGTAAACTCATCGAACACGACAATATCCGTATCGGAAAGTAGCGACCGGGCAAGTTCGCAGCGAAACTTTTCACCGTTGGACAAAACGTGGAACGGTTTCAACCAGGACGGAGTGGATGAAAACCCGACAGCGGAAAACACCTCGGCGACTTCCATTCCTCCGAACCGTTCAGGAAAGCAATCAATCACGGCCTTATCGCGGTCCCAATCGAACGCTCCGACCATTCTGTTGCCAAGATACTGCTTGGCAACGGTGGACTTGCCTGACCCACTCGGTCCGATAATCGCTCCGATGGTCCAGTCACCGTCAAGCACCGGCAATTCGACGGAGAACGATTCTTCAACGTTATCCTGTTGAAAATCGAATCGCCCTTGAATCTCGGCAACCCGAAACGACGGGGAAACGTCGGAGCGAACTGTAATGTAAAGATGTCGTGTCGTTAATTCAGTAACGTTTTGCATTTGTAACCTTTTTCTTTCCAGTGTTGGGCTTCCTCCTGCATCTGTACGAAATTGTCGCATTCAACGATAACATCGTAACGGGCGGGGATCGGCGGTTCTTTCCCGGTGGAAACTTTCAGGAGTTTGTTAAATTCGTCGTCGGAAAATCCGAGCGTATCGGCTCCAAAATCGGCCAGTGCGTCCATTTCGCCGAGGAGCAATCCTTCATCGAATCGGACGATTTGGCCGGTTCCGTTATCGTCGATCCGGTATGCTCGAATCTGTTCCGGGGCAAGATGGGCAAGCACGACAACGGGTACTTCGGACAATCCGAGTTCCAGTGCGGCGGCGTAAGCGGAGTATCCGAAAACGATCACACTGTCTGCGTCAACGCCGATGGGCCGCATCCATCCGAAGGTCTGAATGGACTTTTTCAGGGCTTGGATTGTTTTTTCATTTTTTCGAGGATTTTTCGAATAGGGCTTTATCTGCTCTACGTTCCGAAACTCGGTGCGCAGTGCAACTCCTTGTGGCTTGGCAGTTTCCGTCAATTTCTTTGGCAATTTAGACACGTTGGAAAAATTTTATAAAAAAAATGATTTGGTCAAATGTAAAAAAAACGCCTTCGATACCCCGGCTCCGCCGCTCTCCCTCCCCCTCCACCAAGGACCCAGCCGATTTCTACCCCGCCCCTTGTTGTTTCAGCCACGCCGAGAGTAATAATTCTTTTCACAATCAATGCCTTTGCGGTCATTCCAGCCTCCAGTCGGGTCCATCGGCAAAGACGCCTCGGTTGTTTCCCTCCATGCGGCTATGAATGCGGTCGCCATATGTTTTCCTGAGTTCTTCCCAGTTGAGAAAATTTGACGTGTAGACCGTTGGCACTCCATACCATTCGTAGGACTGCGACCTCGCCGAAAGAATCCTTTTGATCGGCGAGTCATTACCGAACTTCCTCATTTCGTCCTCGTTGCCGATGTCGTCAATGACAATCAATCTTTTTTTATTTCCTTCTAAAAAATCCCGCAACCAGTCTTCGCCATCTGAAGCAAGATAGTTCGTCGCAATAGTCTCAACGGCAAGAATTTCCGCTTCAAAAAACGCTGCGATAAACCTTGCGGTCGTCGTTTTTCCGGTGCTAATCGGACCGTACAGAAACAATCCTTTCGGCACGGATATTCTCTTTCCGATGAGATTCCATTGTTTCGCAAGGTCAAAAACGGTTTCCAACTTGCCGTTACCGAAGTTGTATTTTCTTTGTTCTATTTCGAACTCCTCCGGTTCTTTTGCTTTTGAAATCAGAAAGATTTCATACCTTGCGATAAAATCTACAACTTTTTCAAATTCGCCATTATCGTTGAGTTTGCGGTCGATAGTGTCGAAAATGCGTCTTATTCTGTATTTGGAAGCGTCGAGCAGTTTTTCCGGCGGCTCTTCCCTGTGGAGACTCCACAAGACTTCGTAAGCGATTTCGTTATCACTTTTCATTTCGTACATGATTAGTCCTCCATTTTTTTGTAGGCGTCGCGGCTATGCGACGACGGGGATTTCTTGTTGTTCGACGCCTTGTTTTTGAGCGGTTCATAAAACGTCTTCCAGTTCATCTTGATGGCCAGATTGGCGAGTTCGAGTTGCTTCTTCGGATCGGTCGAAAGTCGCAACAATCCAAGCAAGTGTTGGTCGATGGCGATTTCGTTGATTTTTTGTCCGTCGTCGAATCGGCATTGAATCCAATTGCGGACTGCTTCACGCAAAGCGTCATCTTCGATCATGGAGCGCACCCGCTCCATAACCGGAGAATTTTCGTCGAAAGGAAAACCCACCCCCACACCACCCCCGGCGGGGGGTAGGGGGGTACTATGCTTTGATTTGATATGCTTTGATATGCTATCTGCATTTTTTTTCGATGCAATTGCATTGCATTTGCATTCGTTTTTTTGTGCATTTGCATTGCATTTGCATTCGTTTTTTTGTGCATTTGCACCTTCAGCGTCCCAACGACGGCGCGCGGCTTCACGTCTTTTTGCAGAAGTTTCGTCCAGTTTCTGCAATCTCCGCATAAGACTTTCGGAGTAGAAGCGCTTACCTTTTTCATCCTCGGTAAAGGCAAATAGCCCGAAGTCTTCGACGACGGATTTGACTAATTTGCTCTGACAACGAAGGTCATAGGCTATCAAATTGTAATCTATGACGCTCGTGTAATCGTCTTCGCTCATTAGTCGTTCGATGAGGCACCAGTACAGACCATATCCTTCTAAACTGTGCGCCATCCGCAAAGCCACACACTTTTCGTCGTTACGCGCATCGGCGTCGTGCGAAAAGTACGGTTTTATAATGGTGTCACCTCCTTTCGTTGTTGCGACTTGACGAGTTGTCAGTCCTGTTATCAAATGATTTCGGGCATTTCGAAATGGACTGCTCCGAAAACAACGGAAAATCCGTTTTCAGTTTTCTTGATGAATCCTGTCTCGAGAAGAGCACCGACGAAATCCCCCGGCTTGCTGTCCCATTCAGTGGAATTTTCTATATCCTCAACTGAAACACCGGTCAAAATGCCATCGGGAAAATTCTCTGCGGCATAACACCAGAATTGGTGCAAACACAGCAGAGAATTGATGCCAAGACGTTCCTTCAGTTGTTTTGTGTCTTGGCGATGGAAAAACCCCGTGCTAATCCAAATTTCTTTTGACATAAAAGTCTCCTTTCGGTTGTGGGTTAAAAAAGTGATTCGGCGATTTTCTTCCGTAGGTATCTGCTTGCTTCCGGTGCGTTTTCCAGTTCGGCAAGCATTGACAGCAGCCCGATCTGGATTGTTTCGGCAATGACCTCGATACAACTGATGTCGGTGTCGAAAATCTGCATCGGACGCAGGATTTCCCACGCGGCGAGCGGGTCGCCTTGGCTGGTGGAAATACTGTTGATGCGGCTGACGAAGCCGGGAAGCGGATCGTCGTGGCTGTAAAGTTCGCCGTTGTCGGGAATGGCGCAGTACGGCTCGGCGGTGATCGGGATCGGCTCGCCACGGAAGAGCATCGGCGGAAGCGGATATTTCTTCTCGGGGTCGAAGTAGTCCCGGAAGAACTTGGTTCCGACAGGGAACGTGGACATAGATTTCTCCTTTCGCAAGAGGGAAAGAGCGGATAGCGAAAGGAGAATTTATCCCAAGTTTGGGAATCTGTCAATACGCTATTTCCCAAGTTTGGGAAATTTTCGGAATTTATTTTTCCGGAAGTAGTTTGCCTATTTTCAGTCCAAGAGCATCTGCGAGTTGTGGCAACTGTCCGATGAGCGGCTGGCTGCGCCCTTGTTCCCAGTTGTACAGCGTCGTTCGGGATATTCCGCTTGCCTCGGCGAGTTCCTCGACGGACAATTTTTTCTTCTCCCGCAATTTTCGCAGTCGCTCCGCAAAACGCCCAGCGTAGGTCGTCAAGTCTGGTTCCTTGCGTACAGGGTTCATTGCTCTTTCTGGTTAGGGTTTTCATCAAAAGCCTCCAAATATTACGAAATTTCAGGTGTTGGAGTCAAGGTCAATTTTCGCCACGCCGAAGGGCGTGTTCGCGTTCCTTTTTCTTGATCTGCCGGTTGAGTTCGGCGATCTTTTGTCTCATTTCGGACCAAGGAAACGCAGGCTGCTCCTTGGCTTTCTTGTTCCGTCGCCGTTTAGGCATTTCGTATTTTGCTCCGCACGATGGCGGGTCTTGCCCATTCTTTTTGGAACTTGCGCCAACACTTTTCGGTACATCGACCTTCTTTGCCAGCGTAAACTATGGCCATTGGCATAAACCCGGCATTGAGGCACTGCCAACACCGTTTCTCTGCCTTGGCCAACGTGTCGCCGCGATAACCAACGAGGACATACGCATTCAATGCGTGATGCAACCCCACATTGAAGAGTTTCTTTCCGGCACAGTAAAGCGGCTCGTAATCGTCCGGTGTGTCATAGGCAAAGTACATCCGTTTCGGTTTTAGGTTAACAAGTAGGTCAATATGCCAATCTTGTAACGCGGCAGCTTCCAATCCGCCGGAAAAGACAGCACGTTGCGGTTGCCGATCCAACATCTGAAACACCGCCCGAACATGTCGCTCGGAACATCGCAACAAATTGTCGTCAAAAATGTTCCAACCATCGGTGATCGACAATTCACGAACTTTATCGCCTTCCCGTTTCGGCACATCACAAAACCAACATCGATTCGGACAACCGCGAGAAGTGATTACCGCTCCCTTCTTGAGGTATCTTCCCGGTACAAAACTCTCTCCGCGACCCCCAAACGCCGGACCGCCATAAACAACTTGGCAATGCTCTTCCCATTGATTACCGAGGCGAAAAGCCAGATCAATGTCCCACGAAAACGTAACGGAAATTTCGGCCATATCGTAATCGTCGAACAATCCCGGCCCCCGATTAACGGCAACGTGTTCGTCGTCGGGTGTCCAAGATGTCCGCCGTGGAAAAACGCGGATGATTCTATTTTCGGCTGTCATTTTCATTGAGCCGGTACACCGGCGGGTTTGGGTTTTGGAAAAGTTTTTTGTCGGCATTTCGGTCGGACTTCGGGAAACATCGAGTCGTTGTCCTTGACGGCTTGTTCGATGCGGCGACAGGCAATGTCGAAAAACTTCCGCTCAATTTCAATGCCGATGAATTTCCGTCCGAGATTCACACACGCAACGCCCGTCGTGCCACTGCCCATAAAAGGATCAAGAACCGTTTCGCCGGGACTCGACCATTTAT